ATAGTAATGGTGGAGCTGGAAACTTTGTTGCTACTAATGAAGGTTTTGCTGGTGGTGGCGGTGGTGGTGCTGGTGGTGCTGGAATTTCTGGAGCCTCTGGGTCTACTGGAGGAGCAGGTTTAGCTTCTAGCATTACTGGAACATCTGTTACTAGAGCTGGTGGAGGTGGCGGTGCGAGAGGTTCTTCATTAGCGGTTGCTTCTGGTGGTACTGGTGGAGGTGGTCAAGGAGCTAAACGAAACACTTCTGGTCCAACTGCTGGTAGTACAAATACTGGTTCTGGTGGTGGTGGTGGTGACAGTTTCTCTGGCAGAGGTCCTGCTGGTGCTGGTGGTTCTGGAGTTGTAATTTTCAAATACCCTGCTGCTAATACAATTACAATAGGAGCTGGGTTAACTGCTTCTACAACAACTGTTGGAAGTGATAAAGTGACCACGATTACCGCTGGAACTGGAAATGTGAGTTGGACATAATGGCGCATTACGCTTTTTTAGATAGTGACAACATTGTCACAGAGGTCATTACTGGTATTGATGAAAGCCAGCTGATTGAGGGCCTTGACCCTGAAACTTGGTACGGCAACTTTAGAGGCCAGACCTGTAAAAGAACAAGCTACAACAACAACATTAGAAAAAACTACGCCGGCATTGGTTTTACCTACGATGCTGAGCGCGATGCCTTTATCTCTCCTAAGCCTTTTGACTCTTGGACACTTAATGAGCAAACTTGCCAATGGGAAGCACCTGTGCCTTACCCAACTGACGGCTTTACATACACTTGGAATGAAGAAGAACTAAATTGGGAGCTTCGGGACTTTTCTGAAGAAGCAGAGTAATGGCTGAGGAAACGACCTCAGTTCGCATTACACAAGCTGACATTTACAAAAAGCAACTTGAGCATGGCGAGATTCTTGTCAAGGTTTTACAGAAACTTGACCATCTTGATGATGTGCCAGACCGAATTAGAGAGGTTGAACTTACCCTTGCTAGACTTGCTTGGATTGAGCGTATTGCTTACACAGGCCTAACATCATCAGCAATCGCCATAATCGGATTAATAATCACAACAGTAGGAAAGTAATGACAACTTGGATTAGACCGGTAGATGGTGGAAGTATTTCTGACAGCTTTAATGGACATAAAAACAGAGCAAAGCCTTCAGTAAACCCCGGGACAGACTACGCAGTAGCGACAGGTACACCTATTAAGGCACTAGCAGACGGAATAATTACCGGCATAGTTCCAACCTTTGCTGGTGCTGGTGGTCGCATGATTTTCCAAAGCTTTCCCTCGGGTCACAACGCAGACTATCTACACCTATCACGCATTGATGTCGTTGCTGGCCAGCAAGTAAAGCAAGGGCAAGTCATCGGGCTTGTCGGTGGCTCAGGTCTAGGTAAAGAAAATGGCTATGGCGCACACCTTCACCTATCCTTCCGAGTCGGAGGCAAGCCAACTATGGGAACTGGCAACATTGATTATGAAGCTTTCAGGGGAGCACCTACAGGTGTTACACCTCCGAAGCCTGCTCAAGCCGGGTCAAGAGCTTACCGAGGCAAAGAGCTAAAGCGTGGAGAGCCAGCAAGTCCGGATGTTACATACCTACAAAACAAACTAGGCGTAAATCCAACTGGTCCCTTCGGCCCACTAACTCACAAAGCTGTAGTTGCCTTCCAAAAGAAGCACGGCCTACTAGCAGACGGCATTGTTGGTCCCCTAACTTGGTCGAAACTAGGCTAAACAGCCCTATAAGGCTCATAGAGGGGTTTACACCCTAAACAGGGGAATGACTACCCGGACAGCATTTCAAGGCTTGTACAAGCCTTCTAGGGTGTCAATTTTTATATCAACCAGCGTAATTGCTAGGCAGTAAACTTTAAATATCCTACGCTCAAACTTTGACGGAAGGCACAACCTATGTGGTTAGATATCGCTCGCAGAACCCTAGCGGTCATAATTCTAAAAGTAACCGGCATCTTTGTCGGTGGAGCTGTTATCGGCCTTGAGGTTATTCAGGCTGTTGCGATGGCTGCCTTTGCCGGAATTATTGATGTAGCTCAAGAGCTATCGAGGGCATACCTAGCAGATGGAAAGATTGACCCGGATGAGCTCAACAAGAGCTTCGGGAAGATTGCGGATAAAACCCCTAACTCAAAAGGCTAGTCTTTATATTTTTGCCTTTCAAAGTAAGTAGTGCCTCCCCAGATACCCTGCATATTAGCGGCTCTAGCGTAATCTTCGCACAACCTTCTGATAGGGCAATCTGCGCAAACAGCCTTGGCTATCTTTACTGTTGCTCGATACTCGGCTGAGCCGGTATCCCCTTCGGGAAAGAAAACATCCGGGAGCTGGGAGCACTCGACCCCATCATTTTCCCTTATAGCTTCCTGTAATTCGATATATTTCCGTTCAATCTGGCGTAATGTCATAGGTACACCCTAGAGTGAAACCATCGGAAATAGCAAAACCACGCCGACAAAAGTGAGCGTGGTTCTGCGACAAGGAAAAGAGAGGGAAACCTTGCCAGTAAATAAACTACCAGCAGAAATAAATCAGTTGCTCGATGCGGTCCTACTAGGGGACTTTGCTAACGGCAGTCAAGAGTGGCACGATTTGCGGAATGAGCCGGGCGCAGTCGGTGGTTCGGACATCGCAGCGATTACCGGACTAAGCACTTGGGAATCCGCAATCACCAAGTGGGCTAAAAAAACCGGGCAGATACCCGATGAAGTCCCACTAAATATGAGCATGAAGCTAGGGACAATTCTCGAGTCACCAATCCTGAATCTTTTTGCTAACGAGCATCCTGAGTTAGAAATCTTTGAAACAGGAACTTGGGCAAACAAAGAAAACCCTTGGGCTAGGTCTAACCCGGATGGGCTTTATAAAGATGCTGACGGCAACTGGGGAATTATCGAGGTGAAGTTTTCGAGAGATTACTGGAGTGGAGTCCCACAAGCTTACAGAGCGCAGGTGCTTTGGTACATGAGAATTTTTGGTATCAAGCAAGCTAAGTTGGTTGCGCTCGCCGGTTCGAGTTATATGGAGTTCGATATCGAGTGGGATGAGTTCGAGGCCCAGACACTTTGGGATTCCGCTATAAGGTTCAGAGAAGCTTGTCTTGAAATGAAAATGCCTTACTGGGATGGAAGCAACTCGACCCTAGAAACAATTAGGGCCTTATCTCCGGGCATCTCGGATACCGAAGTTGACCTTGATGACCTCGGGATGCACTACATAAATTCGGTTACGGAGTTCGAGAAGGCTAACGCTAAAATGACGGACCTAAAAGCTAGAGTTATAAAAGCAATGAATGGAGCAAAGCGAGGTTTGATTTACGGCGAGCACATGCTTAGCCTTAGGTCAAGAGCTGGTGGCGCACCGTACCTACACAACGAGAAAGGGAAATAAAAATGGCACAATTTAATCTCAACGATTATGAAACAGTAGAGCAACGCATAAAAAGGCTATACAAAGATTGGCCCGATGCGAGAATAATCACCGATAACATTACGACAGTTCAAGACCGACAGGTTGGAACTTGGGTGACTAAGAGTTACATCTACCTAACTGCGGCAGACCAAGAGCTTTGTCTACCGAAGGCAACCGGTCTAGCGTTCGAGGTTGACTCAGCTAAAGGTCCACAAGCAACATCGGCACTCGAGGTATGTGAGACAAGTAGCATCGGCAGAGCCTTAGCAAATGCTAATTACTCCGGGAACAAAAGAGCAAGCAGGGAAGAAATGGAAAAGGTTGCGAGGGATAACAGACCAAAAGCTACAGCGCAAGATTGGCTTGGGATGACCGAGGCATTAGGGAATGACATCGAGGGTTTACGATTGTTATACAGCCAAGCAAAAACTGCTGGCGCAACCGATGACACTCTTGACAAAATAAAGGCAATAGCTAATGGACTCACAAGCAAAGAGGATTCTTCTAGCCTCAATTCTTGAAACGCAAGAATGTCTAAAGGAACAGTTTGAGTTAGGCAACCTCGATTCAGTAAGTGTTATTTGGAAAGTACAAAGAGAAAGAGCAGAGAGGCTAAAGCATGGAGATTATTACACCGAGCCACATAGTGGAGGAGTTACAAAGGATAACAAAGGAGATGGACAAGGGAGCTAGTGCGCTCTATGACTCTGAATGTAAATTAGCCGATGCTGATTCGGCCTATGACAGAGCTGTCTCCCTAGCCTTCCTAAACAACTCTGGGACAGTAGCAGACCGGCAAGCTGTGGCTAAATTACAAGCGATTGAGGAAAAGCTAAAGGCTGACCTTGCCCGGGCTGAATACAACAGGATAAAGACCAAGATGAAAACCCTGTCAGACCAAGCAACCATGATGGCTGTAATGAGTAAGAATGTCGAACTCCAATGGCGACACGCCTAGCTGGTAGCCTTATCGGGTGATAGCCGAATCCTGCTCTTGTGGTGCCAAAATTAGGACTGATGATGCTCAGGCAATCAAGCTTGTCCGAGAGTGGAGGCGTAAGCACACTTGTCTAACCGACAATACCGACAACACCGACATAATCGAAGCGGTTAATGGCGGAATGGCAGACACTACAATCGCAATAGGGTTTCAACCCGGAGAAATACCGGCAAAAGAATACGACCCTTGGGATGACTAAAAAAGAGTTTGATAAATACCTACAGCGTGACTTAGGTTGCTGGCATTGCGGCTCACAAGGCGATGACCTAATTCCTCACCACCGACTGAATCGAGGTATGGGAAGTAAGAATCAAGTTGCTAATCAACCGAGCAACATAATCGCCTTATGCTCCGAGGCGAACGGATTACTAGAGTCAAATGCCGATTTTGCCGAGCTAGGCCGAAAGCTAGGGTGGAAGCTAGGTAGCTATGAGAGCCCGACTGAGGTGCCTATCTTCGGGCATGGGGGCTGGTGGCTGCTAAATAATGATTTTACGAAAGACCTGCTTGAATCCGGGCCGGGGATGAATTAGGTGCTAGGGTAAAAAAATAACTAAATAAAAAGCCCCCTAGATTTTCAAGGTCTAGGAGGCGAACACCAACAATCAGACTGTTGGCATCAAGACAATCTTAGTGCCGACTTTAAAAAAAGGAAGGCACATTATGGATAACTGGGACAATAAAACTCTCGCAGAGATTCTGCCGCACTACGCAGATAACATATTTATGGCTGAGATGGATTACAAGGCTATGGGCCTTGATGCCGGACAATGGGCGATGCTAGTCAAGGAAGCGTTCGAGTCTAGAGTGGTCAACGCAACTGTATTAATGGTAATGCTCGATAGAGCAAGCGTGGCATGAAGGTTCAACCGGGTATTTTTAGAGGCAAGCTAGAGTTTGAAAACCAATTCACGCAGATACATAATGCGTGGGTTCGAGATTCTAAGTTGAGCTACAAAGCTAAAGGCTTACTGACCTATTTGCTTAGTCATGAAATTGGCTACACAATTACAATCGGTCAAATAATCCGAGAGAGTAACGATGGCAAGCAAGCGGTTCGCTCGGCACTTGGGGAGCTAATCGAAGCTGGCTACCTAGAAACAAAGAGAACTACTGACCAAAGGGGATACAACGCCGGGCTTGCCTACTTCATAAAAGACCCCGGAAACCCAAAGTCCGAAAATCCAACTTTGGAAAATCCAACTTTGGATAATCGGACTGCTATAGAAAACAACTTAATTAAGAATAAAAAGAAAGAAGATAAAGAAACAACGAATAAGTTTGAAACCTTTTGGAATCTTTACCCCCGGAAGATTGGCAAGGCCGATGCCCTAAAGGCTTGGGCTAAAGTAACTAAGACCGAAGACCCGGATGAGCTAATAAAATTAACTAAGGCCTACGCCGAGGGAAGGCTACCGGAAGCAACTTATATTCCTTACCCGGCCTCTTGGCTTAACAAGGGACTTTATGAAAGTATTGAGATAGCAGAGGCCCAACCTTTGCCTAAGTTATTTGTGGGGAGGATTAAATGACACAGTTCGAGCAATCAGTAATCGGTTCGATTCTTTTAACAAACGGAAAAGCACTTGAAGAATTAACCCTGACCCCATCAGATTTTGATGACCTACAGAATGAACGCATTTACAAAACCCTCTTAGAAATGAAATCGGCCCGGCAACCGATTGATGTGATTACAGTAGGTGCGGCACTACCGAAGCTTGCTAACTATCTTCACGACATAATTACAGCGACCCCAACTGCCGCATCGGTTAAGTTCTACGCCGGCAAAGTAATCGAGGAAGCGACCCGGCGCAGGTTAGCTATCGCCGGAACAATGATTCATAGCAAGGCCCAGCACGAGGATTTAGCAACAGTCTTCGATACGGCGAAAAAAGAAATTGATAACCTGATAGACCGCAATCTTGCTATCAAACCAAGTTATGTTTCAGATGAACTCTTGCCTTACATGGATGAGATAGATAAACCAAAAGACTATCCACAGAGTCCTTGGCCATTACTTAATGAAACGATTAGCGGATTTAGACCGGGTGCGCTTTACATAATCGGAGCTAGGCCCGGAGTCGGAAAAACTATTGTTGGCCTACAGATTGCGTGGGAGCTATCGAAGCAAGGCCCTGTATCTTTCCATAGCCTTGAGATGGGTAAGAGCGAACTTTATAACCGAATTATTGCGAGCGAGGCCGAAGTCCCATTGAGTGCTATCGAAAAGGGAAAGCTTCAGGAGTGGATGTGGGAAAGGATTCTAAAGGCCCGGACAGAAATTCAATCTCACAAATTAGCTATTCACGATAAGTCCGGTCAAAACCTTTTACAGATACGAGCATCTGCGAATAGCGTGAAGGGTAATGGAAGCCTGAAGGCTATAGTTGTTGATTACCTTGGTTTAATTCAAGATACCGAAAAGGGCCGGAAGCGTTACGAAATGATTACCGACATAAGCATTGGCCTTAAGAATCTAGCTAGAGATTTAAATGTCCCGGTTATTGCGTTAGCTCAATTAAACCGAGGTCCGGAGCAACGAAAAGATTCAGAACCGGACATGGCTGACCTAAGAGATTCAGGTGGTATCGAACAAGATGCCGATGTAGTTATCCTGCTACACCGTAAGCAAGTTGATGAGGATGAATTTGATTGGCAAAAGAGCCAGATGATTATCAAGGTCGCTAAGAATCGGCACGGGGGACTCGGAGAAGTTGCGCTTAGGTTCGAGGGCCACCTTGCGAGAGTAGTTGGCTAAGATTATGGGATGGATGACAATGTGGCCTTATGCTGCCGATGCGGAGCGACTTGGAAAGTCAACACGCAGAAGCGGAAGCGAAAAGACCTCAAGTGCCAATCCTGCCGGATGCACAGAGCCTTGGTTATCAAGTATGGGTCCGAGAAGTGTATCCCTTGGCAGGGAGATTTCGACAAGGCTACCCTTACAATTCCAATCTTTGACGGCAAGCCGGTTCTCCCCGGCGTTAGGTCTTGTGGGCATACCGACTGCACGAATCCCAATCATGTCGTTGGTAACCACTAGAGTAAAAAAACAAAACCGAAAGGAAAAAAAGAGATGGCAATCATCAAAGTAAAGGGCAGTATCAGTCGAGTCTTCTATGAAGGCAAAGGCATCGAGGTAGTCGAGGCTTACGAAACTAAGACCGGAGACACGATTCAAAAGCGTTACACAGTTTGGCTAAAGCAGCCAACCACCCTAGAAGCTGGGGACACAGTTCAGGTTGAAGGTCTCTACTCATCAGAGATTGATAACTGGACTAACAAGGAAGGCGAAGCAAAGCAGTCAATCAAGGTAAGCATTAACAACCCCTTGGTTGTACCAGCAGAGCCTCTACAAGTAATCAAGGGAATCTTTGAGCCGACTCACTCGGAGCCAAGTCCCTTTTGAAAAATCTCCGTTGGCTAGTCCCTGCCATTACCGCCGGCATACTGTTGAACCTATCGCTTCAAGATAAAAGCGTTCTTGATGGTGTGGGGCTAGTCTTCGGTATTCTCTACCTCTGGGCTGCCATACTTGGAGCATGGAATCTTTATGGCAGAGGTAAGCTTTAGTGTTACTGGCACCCCGGTAAGCCAAGGCTCACACGCCATAATGCGTGGCCGAATAGTTCAAGTCAATAGCTCTAAGCACAAGGCTTGGCGCAAAGCTATAGCTGAGGAAGCGTTAGCAACATTACCTAGCGACTGGCAACCGATAGATGAGCCCTGCGAACTTATAGTCAACTTCTATTTACCTAAACCGAAGACAGTCAACCGGGAGCTACCGAGCGTGTCCCCGGACTTAGACAAGCTCATCAGAGCTGTCGGTGATTCCCTTACCGATTCCGGGGTAGTGGCCGATGATAGCCGGATTGTCCGAATTTCGGCCCGGAAGCTCTACGCCTTAGGAATACCGGCCGGGGCTCAAATCACCGTAAAAACCCTGTTTTAGGCCTTTGTAACGGTTTTATAACATTTCCCGAAATTTACCGAAATTCCCCGAAATTCACCGAAATTTTAGTATGCTCGATACAAGGCCCAAGGGGGGTCGAAGATAGGAGCACCAAT